GGCAATATGAACGGCCCGTGTTCTAGATTAAAGTGACTAGAGGTACCTTGTGACAGTATCTTTCGCCAATCCCTAATCAACCTCCACTTGCCTTCTATCGCTACTGGGGCGCACTGCCCAAACCTGACATCCTCTATCCGCGACACAGGACGCTCCAACACCATTTCATGGCCGGAGATGGTCAAAGCAACATCGGCAAATTCCTGGACAATCCAGAGGTCGTTCGGCCGGATAAATAACAGGGCGTTATCACCATCCACCAGAGTGTCATAGACGCCAAGGCCCAGACACTCAAGGACAGCAACAACAACAGCTAACATGATCAACGTATTGCCCATGCCCGTGTTAAAATCACCGCTCGCACGCCCACCCTCCCGGGAGAACTTGATTCCGTGCTTCGTGACACCATGATTCCGCAACTGCTTTGCCAACACACGCATGAGATCACGATCCCCAGCATATGCCGCAGCGTATACACGCTGCTCCTGTCGCAGTTGGTCAACGTCGCAATGCGCTTCAAAAGCCTTGCCATCAACCTCAAACACAACGCAGCCAGCGATTTGCTTCATCTTACGTACGATGAGGTTAGCGCGCTGCGCTCCATTCAGCCCCTTGGCCACAACTCTGGTAGGCGGTACGCCTGAAGAACCGACCGACTTTAGGTTACCCCAAAGCCAGTGCTCAAACGGTTTCAGCCAAGACGCTAGCACTAAGTTATACCTAGGTGAACGTGGAAATATCATCCTAGGTTTTTGGAACTTAGCCATTGCATTGATCTTCTCAGCCTTCAGAAATGCCTTAAGAAGAGAGTCTGAGTCTTTTAAAGGCCCCTCTTCCCTCAACGACAATTCTGCCTCTTCGTACCTGCGACGCAAATTTCCCGTGTACGATTGCGCCGTTTCCAGAAGGGTCCATCGTGATCCGCAATATCGTCTGCGCACCAAAGTGACTATCCGGTTAAAGACAGAAACAACAGGTGCCCTAGCAGACTCATCCGAACCGGGGGTGGGACCCATAGAACGCATCAGCAAAGCCGCGCGTTCATTGTGGTTGCAGTCAGCATGGACTGATGGCACCCACGTGCCATCGATCTGAGTGGACCATGCTGTGTACATCCTCCTACTCGCCTTTGGATCACAACCCAAGTCCGACTTATACTTCAGAGTGGCATCTGGCCTTAAGGCCGGCATGTGTCTATCACCAACACAGATGCCCAAAGTACAAACCTGGGTGTCC